CAGCAGCGGCTACCATTATCACTCCCGCGACTACCACTACGACTGGGTATGCGCTAGTTAAAGGGTCTATTGTGATCACTACTGCCGGAACTATCATCCCGTCTATCGCGCTATCTGTAGCAGCCGCTAACGTAGTCGTTACTGGGTCGTACTTTAACTTGACCCCGATTGGGTCTAGCACCGTGCAAACGGTGGGTAACTGGAGCTAATTACTATGGCAACATGGGCGGTTCAATCAATGATGGTCAAGACGCAAGAGTCTGGGCAGTCTGATGTTGTGTATCTTGTCGATTGGCTTGCATCAGATACTGACGGCGTGAACGAAGCGCGGCGCGGTGGTCAGACTGAAATCCCTGCGCCAACGGGGACTTTCGTTCCCTACGATCAACTCACTGAGCAGCAAGTGCTTGACTGGGTTTGGGCGCAAATAGGCAGTGATGCTAAAACGGCCATTGAAACTAATCTGAACATGCAGATTGTGTATATGCAGCAGCCTCCGGTCGTATCTCTACCCCTTCCGTGGGGCTAGTAAATGTTTTCCGTCGCGCCATTTTCTGGAGCGCCGTTTTCTACCGTTTGGGTAAGTAATTCGGTCGCTCTTACCGGCGTCACGACGACAGGTGTTGTAGGCACTGTTTCCGTCTCTGGCACAGCCACCGTAGCCCTCACAGGCGTCACGACGACCGGCGTAGTTGGGACAGTTTCGGTTCTTCCTAATACGATCGTAGCCCTCACAGGCGTCACGACGACCGGCGTAGTTGGGACAGTTTCCGTCTCTGGCACAGCCACCGTAGCCCTCACAGGCGTCACGACGACCGGCGTAGTTGGTACTGTTTCCGTTTCCGGCGCGGCTAACGTAGCCCTCACAGGCGTCACGACGACCGGCGTAGTTGGGACAGTTTCTGTTTCCGGCACGGCTAACGTAGCCCTTACGGGGGTTACGACTACTGGGGTCGTAGGCAATGTGTCTGCTATTCCCGGCGCGGAAGTGGCGCTTGTTGGTGTTACTACGACTGGAGTGGTTGGGGCGGTTTCCTTTATTATATGGAGCCAAATAGTCCCCGACCAAAATCCAAGCTGGGCGGTAATTAATGATACTCAGACGGGTACTTGGACAGATGTCAATGATGCTCAAACCCCAAATTGGACGCAAATAGCTGCGTAAAGGATTTAAAAAATGGCTTCTACTTTTTCTAATTTGGGTATCGAACTTATCGGCACAGGCGAACAGGCCGGTACGTGGGGGCTCACTACTAATAGTAATCTCAGCGCGATTATCGACAACGCAATTGTTGGCGCGGTTACTATCGCCGTAACCGGCACTGCTGTTGGCGCTCCTACTGTCCTTCAAGTTACCGATGGCGCAGCTTCTGATGGCCAGAAGCGCATTCTTACTGCGTCAGGAGCATTAGGGTCTGCGGGGTATTTGCAAATTGCCCCCAATGATTTTGCTGGGTATTACTTCATTCGTAATTCCACGGGGCAATCGCTGAATGTTTTTCAAGGAACTTGGAATGGCACGGATCTTAACCGTGCGGTAACTATTGAAAACGGTTTTGAAGCGATTATCCGTTGTAACGGAGGTGGTGTAGGCGCGGTAGTTACGTTTATCAATTACAAACTAAAGACCGGCCCGCTTTTAATCACGAACGAGTCTACCGTTGGCACAGTTATTACAGGCGCTTCGTCTGTTAATGCTCTTCGCATTACGCAAACTGGCTCAGGTAATGCGTTGTTGGTAGAAGACGATACTAATCCAGATAGTACCCCGTTTGTAATCGACACAAGCGGTGCGGTGGGTATGGGCGCAACGACTGTTCCCGCAGGCAGCAATTTTTACAACGCTAAAAACATTACTGGCGCTACGACGGCGGTTTCTAATTCCACTATTGCTACTGTCCAAAGCGATGTAACTGTAGTTGCGCGGGGGTATGCTTCCACTATAGGCACTGCCGCCGCTGCGTTTTCAACCGCGATTCAACATTTTATCGCGGGACAAGGAACTATTGGCGCAGGGTCTACGGTAACTGCTCAAACTGGGTTTTACGCCGCAAGCAGCCTTATTGGCGCTACTAATAACTACGCATTTATAGCGGATAATACCGGCGGTACTGCACTGGGTGTAGGTTCTAAAACCTCTTACGCATTTTATTCCCAGAGCAATATTGCTACTCCAACTTATGGTTCAGCTTACGCTTTCTACGCGGCAGGAACCGCCCCTAGCGTATTCAATGGCTCCATTAACATGGGGACTCTTCCGTTAGCTGGGGTTAATTTTTATAACGCCCAAGCTATTACTGGCAATGCGACTATTTCGTATGGAAATGCAACTTCAGCCACCATTCAAAGCGATGTAACTGGGACTGCTGTTGGATATAGAACTAATCTCGCCACCGCAGCTTCTGTGGCGCTTAGTAACCTTAACCATTTTCAAGCCGGGCAAGGCACGTTTAGCGGAACTGCAGTTACGAACCAATTTGGATTTAATTCCGCCGGTACGCTTATTGGCGCTACTAATAACTTCGGTTTTTACGCTGCTGATACCGCTGCGGTAACCGCTGGGAAAACCGCTACTGGGTTTTATTCCGCAGTCAACACCGTCTCTGGTGGAGGTATAGCTACTTACGGATTTTACTCAGCAGGCACCGCCCCTAGCGTATTCCTCGGCACGGTCAACATTGGGTCTAATGGCGCGGCGGGTAGTAATTTTTACAACGCTAAAACCATTACTGGCGCTACGACTGCATACGGTAACTTCACTAGCGCAACTATTCAAAGTGACGTTACTTCTGCTGCTAGAGGCTATACAAGTTTTATGGCAACCGCCGCCGCATCGTTTTCTACGGCGATTCAGCATTTTTACGCCGGTCAAGGCACTATTGGCGCGGGTTCCACGGTATCTACCCAAGTTGGGTATTATTCAGAAACCAACTTAATTGGCGCTACTAATAACTACGCTTTTTTAGCTGGTAATACCGGCGGTACTGCACTGGGTGTAGGTTCTAAAACCTCTTACGCATTTTATTCCCAGAGCAATATTGCTACTCCAACTTATGGTACAGCTTACGCTTTCTACGCGGCAGGAACCGCGCCCAATGTGTTCACTGGTACTGTTAGTATTGGCGGCACTTCAATACCTGCACAATTAACTGTAATTGATGCTGTAACTAGCGGCGGTATTGACGACGTTGGTTTTTTGCAAGGTGGTGTAGCAAATACTTCTGGGTCTGGGGCTGCGTTATATTTGTCGTCTTTTACTGGCATTACTCGCGGCGCAAAGATTGTAGGATTCAATACTTCCGGGGCAACTAATGCCCATGCTATGGCGTTCTACACAAACGCTGCTAGTGCTTCTCCTGTTGAGCAAATGCGAATTGATAGCGCTGGCAACACAAGTATAGGTACAACTGCGGCAACTTATCGTTTCAATGTAGCTTCCGGTGCTGGCACTGTTGTATGGGGGGTTAATACAGACGCTACTACGGCATATTTGTATTCTTCTGGGATTGTAAACATAGGATCAACCGGCGCTAACTCTGTATCACTTGTTACCAATAACACTGCTAGAGTTACTGTAAATTCTACTGGTGACGTTGCTTTCACGGGGGCAATAAATGTTACAGGGGCAATCAATAAAGTAACTATCACCGCCCCAGCCACTGGGTCTACGCTGACAATCGCAGATGGCAAAACTGCTACGATAAACAACACGCTTACGTTTGCAGGAACTGATGGGACTACGATGACGTTCCCGCCTACTTCGGCAAGTATTGGGTATTTGACTATACCTCAAGTTCTTGCGCCTGCTACTACACCCGTTGATCCTGTTGCAGATTCTGGCAAACATTATTTTCACGCGCTTGGTTCAGCGGCGGCTACTTATACTATTCCGTCCAACGCTGGAACTCCGGGCGTCCCCATTGGTACTGCGATCACATTCGTTAACATGGCCGTTGCTAACGTAACCATCGCCATCACTACAGACACTATGTATTTGGCTGGCGCGGGTACTACGGGGTCTAGGACGCTTGCTCAATATGGTTCGGCAACTGCCATTAAAATTACTAATACTTCTTGGATTATCAACGGTATAGGGCTGACCTAATGAGCGGTATTCTACAAGCAGTATTGAACGCGGGCGGGCGTAGGGATATTAATGTCGTTATCAGCGCCAACTCTTCAAACTACACGCTTACTGCTTCTTCTCAACCGGGATATGTTGCAGGCTTTAGCGATATTACGTTGACCATCAATGCGGGTATTTATGTCTGGGCGACTACTCGTTCAACCGTTGCGTTGACCTGCACAGGGTTTGCTTCGGGCGACACGCTCAATATTGTCAATCTTGGACGCATCATGGGCGGCGGTGGATTTGGCGGCAGCGGGACTAATACTGGAACTGTAGTTCCCGCAACAAGCGGGGGCACTGCAATAAGTCTAACGGGCATCAGTCCGACCATTAATAATACCAACGCATCTGCTTATATCGGTGGTGGCGGTGGCGGCGGTGGATACGGACAATCTGCCCCTATTAAAGGTATCACTGCTGTGGCGGGCGGTGGCGGTGGCGCTGGTGGCGGGGATGGCGGGGATTATGGTAATAGCGCCGGGGTGTTCAATGCAGGCGGCACGGGCGGCGCAATAGGTGTTGCAGGAGCAAATGGAACAGGCGGCGTTGCTTCTGGTGGCGCAGGTGGACGTATTTTCCCCGGTACTGGCGGCGCTTCAGTTAGTAGCGGGGTCGGCCTTGGGGGCGGCGCTGGTGGTTCGGGAGGATCTAGCTCCGTTGCATCTGGCGCAGGCGGGGCGGGCAGTGCTGTAGGTGGAAATGCAACGGCAGGCGGGGCGTTTACTGGCGGCGGTGGCGGTGGTTGGGGGGCTGCGGGCGGAACAGGTAATGGGACAAATGCCAACGGCGGCGGTGGGAATGGCGGTAAAGCTGTGGCGCTCAATGGGAATTCTGTCACTTGGGTTTCCGGTAACACCACAAGAGTTTACGGGGCGGTATCATGATTTTAACCAAAGAATTTCTACAGCAAACCAACGCTTGTACTGATGGGTATCGTTTTGCTCTTAGCGCCGGATTGGTCGACGGGGATTACGACGCAGCAATTTTGTACTGCCGGTCTAATGGAGAAGTAGACTACGGTGATTGGCTGGAAAAGCAAAAAATTACAGAAGCCTATGTAAGGGCTAACGGAACGGAAATTACTATGCTTGAAAAATTCAAAGTTTTTGATCCTTACACTGGGCAGTACACTGAATATGCTTCCGAAACAGAAGCTAAAGCGGCGTTACTTCTCGTAGCCCAAAAAGTTATTGATGAGCATCAATTCAGTCTAATTCGTGCCATCAGTAATGAAAAGGGTGACGAAGCATGGACACTTATTCCTGTAAATTCTTTTACCATAGTTGAGGAAATGTAATGAATATTTTTTGGAAAATTGAACGAATGACTCGCGATATTAATACTGGGGGCGTTGTCGTCACCCATTGGCGAGTTTTTGCAGAAGATGAAGGGTTTCATGCCACTGCCTTTGGGCATGCGGGGTTTGTGCCTGACTCTGGGTGCCCCGATTTCATACCGTTTGAAGATTTGACGGAAGAACAAGTAATTAAGTGGGTTGTAGATTTTCTGGGGGAAGAGCGCGTTGCGGAAGTGATGGACGCCATGAAAACGGAAATCGACCGGCGTAAAGCCCCGACGACTTCCGAAGGTTTGCCTTGGGCGTAGGTCATGAATGCCAATGAGAAATTGTCGGTCTGGGTCACTCTCATTGCTACGGTCACTTTATCGTTGATCTTAATCTCAATGGTTAGTGGTTGCGGATACGATGGGGATTTCCGCTATCCATGCCAAAATCCAAAAAATTGGAAAAACGAAGATTGCCAAAAACCATTTTGTGAAGCGACGGGAACATGTCCAGACCAACTAACGAAGCGCAATCAGACAAACAATCCATAGAAAAAACAACCCAGCGATTGACGCCCGCAGAGCTTGATGCGCGTCTTCGCTTTATTGTTGGATTGACGTTAGCAATAACTATGGTTGGCATCATCGCAGCGGTTTTATTTTCATTAATTTTCGTAACTCAGCCCATCGATTCGCAAGCTCCGAATGATGCTGAATTTTTTAAATTGGTAACTCCCATCGCTACATTTTTAACAGGAGCATTGAGTGGGATAATGGTAACGAGCGGCGGAAGTAAACGAGAAGGCGAATGATGGACTACCAAACACTTTTTAACATCATCCTTGGCGTTGTGATGACGATTATTGGGTGGTTTGGCCGCTCCGTGTGGGAGGCTAGTATCGCGCTTCGTTCAGACCTTTCTAAGCTCCGCGAAGAAATCCCTCGCACTTACATTTCCCGTGAAGATTACCGTTCAGACATCCGCGAAGTGAAAGAAATGCTGACCCGCATCTTTGACAAACTAGACTCCAAGGTGGACAAATGACGTTTGAAGAATCTTTCAAAGTACTTATCGGGCACGAAGGCGGATACAGCGACGACCGCAACGACCCCGGCAACTGGACTGGTGGAAAAGTGGGTGCCGGTGAAATGCTGGGCACCAAATACGGCGTCGCTGCTAACTCCTATCCGATGGAGGACATCAAGAACCTGACGCTTGAGCGAGCGCAGCAGATTTATCGCCGGGACTATTGGGACAAATTGCACGCTGACGATCTCCCCAAGCAAGTGCGTTTTGCTGTGTTTGACGGCGCGGTGAACTCCGGTGTGGGTCAGGCTGCGAAGTGGCTTCAGCGGGCCGTTGGGGTTAAGGATGACGGGATTATCGGTCAGGGGACGTTAGCGGCGGTGCGGGCAATGGATCAGTACAAGCTCGCTGCGGTGTTCAACGGTCAGCGCCTCAAGTTCATGACCGAGTTGAAAGTTTTCGATAAGTATGGTAAAGGGTGGGCACGGCGTATCGCCGAGAATCTGATTAACCTTCCGTAGGAGGAGCCTCCATGAATCTCAAGTTTTTCCTAGATCGTGCGAAGGAACCCTCTACTTGGCGCGGCGCTGCGGTCATGGTGGGCACGTTGGGCGTTGGGATTAACCCCGATGCTATACAGCAGATTGGTCTGGCGGTAGGTGCTGTCATCTCGGCCATCGAGATTTTCCGCAAGGAAAAGTAAATGCCCCTTAAAAAGCTGATATTTAAGCCGGGGGTAAACCGAGACCAAACCAACTACACAGGCGAAGGCGGTTGGTGGGAATCTAATAAAATTCGGTTTTTCTTAGGGTTCCCTCAAAAAATAGGTGGGTGGCTTAAAGTTTCCACATCCGCTTATTTGGGGGTATGCCGCACGATGTTTAATTGGCTCCCCACGCCCGGATACAATTTTCTTGCGCTTGGTACTAGCACCAAAGTTTACGTAGAAAGCAACGGCACGCTCAACGACATCACGCCTATCCGTGCAACTTTTGCTGCTGGTACTGTTTCATTCACCACCGCCGCGTTTTCCGTCACCGTTTTAGTCACTACTACCACCGCGCATGGTGGAGTCACTGGGGACTACGTAGTATTTTCGGGGGCAACTGCCGCTAATGGCATCCCTGCTGCAAGCCTTAATAATGTCCAATTTGAGATTACTGTACTCAGCACCACTACTTTTAATATCACGGTGGATACAGCAGCAACTTCTGCTGGCGCGGGCGGCGGCGCTTCCATCATTGCATATTTTTATATCCCTTCCGGGTTCAGTTCTTCTGGGGCTGGTGTAGGTTGGGGCGCGCCCTACTGGGGCGGTACTTCCTCCACTTCATCTCCTTATACGCTTCCTCCGTTAACAGGATGGGGCATTGCTGCTGCAACGGCGATTTCTAATCAAATTAGATTGGTGTATTTCGCGTCACGATACAACGTAACATCTAATAGAACTGATTTACTTTTTAATATTCGTAATAGCGACATTTATTACTGGGCAATAGATACATCGTTTACTGTAGCGCCAGCAGCTGGGCCTACTAACGCTGTGCTATTAAGTAGTAAAGTAGGAGCAGCGTCTGTACCCAATCAAGTAGGGCAAATTCTGTTTGAACCTAAAAGTGGTATTTTGATGGCGTTTGGGGCTACGACTTACGGCGGCGGCGTTACGTTTTTTGACCCATTGTTAGTGCGATGGGCAAGTCAATCAGATTATCTGGATTGGGATCCTGCGTCTTCAGAACTTTCCACTGCGGGATTTCTAAAAATTCAAACAGGATCTACTATCCTACGAGCAGTTCCAAACTTAACAGAAACGTTGGTGTTTACTGAACGGTCTATCACCTCAGTACAATTTGTAGGGGGCGATAGCGTATTTGCCCAAGACTTAATCTCTAACGAAATTTCTCTTATAGGGCCAAGTGCGATATCCGCTAAAAATAACGTATTGTATTGGATGGGTACGGATAAATTCTTTATGTATAACGGGCGTGTAGAGACTATAGAATGCACGCTTAGACAGCACGTATTTGAAAATATTAATTGGGCGCAGACAGAACAATTTACAGCCGCAGCTATCGAACGTTTCTTTGAAGTTTGGTGGTTTTATTGCTCTGCTAATTCCGACACCATAGATAAATATGTTGTCTATAATTATTCTCAAAATATTTGGTACTACGGCGACTGCACTGAAGGAATGAGCCGTACCGCGTGGTCTGATTCCCCCCTGCGGCAATACCCCCAAGGGGCGAGTGGGGACGATAACTACCTATACGATCATGAACGCGGTACTGACGCGGGCACGCTTCCGATGACTTCGTATATTACCTCCAACAACATCGACCTTGACCCAGACGGCAACAAGTTCATGTTGGTGCGCCGACTGATACCAGATATATCGCTTGTGGGCTCTGCGTCAGGAACGACTCCCAGCGTCAATTTTACGTTGTTCCCGCGCAATTTCCCCGGCGCTGCATACATGCCCAACAATGCAGAAAATCAAAATTTCTCCCGTTCGGTTACGCAAAGTCCCGGTTCTACGACGCTAGTTGAGCAATACACCAACCAAGTATTTGTTCGTGCGCGTGCGCGTCAGATAGGGGTTTCTATTGGATCTACCGAGTTGGGGGTTAATTGGCAACTAGGTTCGCCCCGAATCGATATACGTGAAGACGGTACGAGGGGGTAATCATGGCGTTAGATTCAACTAAAGCCCCCCGGATACCCAGCGCACCAAAAGAATACGATGCGATATTCTTTAACCGTTTTATGCGGTCTTTAGATACGTATTTTGCGGCAATAGATTCTAGAGGCGGAATAAACACTGACGTTCTATCCACTAGGCAGCTTGTTACGCCGTTCACTGCGCTTACGGTAGTTAACGGCGCGAACAATAACTTTGCGATTCCTGCCGCTACGTTTTTTAGAATCTCAGCCCCCACCGCAACGTTTTCGATCACAGGGATTTTGACGGGTAACGCGGTATATAATGCATCCTCTACTTTGGTTTATTCCGCGTTAGATGGGCAGGAGGTGGTGTTGTATAACTCCACGGCATATGCCATGACGATTACAAACCAAAGTGCTAGTAGCACCGCGCCAAACCGCATTATCACGAACACAGGGGCCGACATCGTTACGACAGGTTCTGGAGCGGTGACGTTAGTTTATTCTCAAGCAGATGCACGTTGGGTCGTCATCTCTGCACAGCTATAAGTAGGAGTCTGATATGGCAGGCATTGGTTCTTTTCGTGGGTACGACTATTTAGACTCCATGCGAGGGCTGAACACCCCGCAAAACGGCGGTGCTTTTTTCATGCGTGACCCACAGACCGGGGCGCTTAACCCTGCGCTAAAAGCACAGCTAGACCAGCAAGAGGCGGCGTCTAAGACTTATGTCCCACAAAAAGGTGACCAAAGATACGGTTTTGTCAGATTTGGACAGGGGATGGATCCAGAGCGAGACAACCGTAGCTTCCAAGAAAAATTCTCCCAAACCAAAGGTGCTGGCCTCTGGGCAATGGGCATTAACCCTGATGACCCACAGGCCGAAACCAAAGCGCAGGCAATGCTCAAGCGCATCCTCGACAACCCGGAATACACCACCGGGGTCTGGGGGGACAAGACTT